TTCGTAACACATTACGCGCATGGTTTCGGGGGGGGAGGGGTGGTCACAAAGGGAGTGCTTCAGGACTCCAGACTAATGATGGCGATGGAAGGATACGACTGCACCTGGATGGGCCACGTCCACGAACTGTACCACCACATCAACAGGGTGCATCGGTACGACCGTACTACCAAGGTCATTTCGCAGAGGGACATCCACCAGATTCGCACGGCCACCTACAAGGAAGAATGGGATGGAGGGCTTGGAGGATTCCACGTTGAGAAGGGAAGGCCACCAAAGCCTCTGGGAGGCTATTGGATGAAGTTAAAGATGAGCAGGCGAACCAACGAACAAGGCAACGATGTCCGTGAGATTGTGGCCGAGTTCTCGCATTGTACGAGGATGTATTAATGAAAAAGCCCACTTTCGGAGCGACCTACTCGTGGGCTTAACCAATGAAACACAAACCGCTAACCCCTTAACGGCAAGCCAAAGATAAGGCTATTTTAAGAGCGTTGCGCCTAAGACTGCGGATCCAACCGCAACCGCAACAACCCGGTTTCTACGAACCTTCTTCTGCTCCTTCTGCACCAACGCTTTCTGCCCGGCAACAACGCTATCAAGGGTGTTCAAAGCGTCCCGGCAGATGGAGTCCTTCACCCGGTAAGCAACAAGCAAACTATCGGTCAAAGCCACCTGCTCTTCAAGGAGCGCACCGACCTCTTGGCAAGAATCCAAACGGATGGGGATGTAGGATGGGACGAGAATCGTGTCCGGCTTCGTATAAGCCTCTACAAGCCTTTCTTTCCATTTAACCTTGGTACGCACCACTTCTTGGATTATCGTGTCCCTGAGAGGCTCTATGTGGGCGATACGGGATTGCATTGAATCCATTGCCTCCCGTTGGCTTTGAATGGTGCATTCCTGCGATTGGATGACCATTGCCGGTCTGTCCTTGAGCAGGAAGATGAAGTAGCCGAGGGCCACAACGATGGGAAGGATAAGGGCGAGTGTCCCTTTGGTGGGGAAATGGGAATCAGCAGGCATCGTCTTCGGGGAAGATCCTCCGCATCGTTTCGTTCTTCGCTTCCTCGGTCAAATGCTCGTCCAGGTCAAGGTCTATGGCCGTGAACTCCTGGAAGATTTCAAACATATCAAAGAGCGCATCCTCTACGAGTGCTTCCCGGCTCTTGCCGGTCTGCGCCACGAGTTTATCCAAGGCTTCAACGAAGTCCTTGCGGATGTTAAGGGATAGGGCTATCTTCATCAGCAGGAGTGGTTATGACTTTGCAGCAGAATAGGCAATAGCGGCAATTTGCTTTCTTGACCGCTTTTTGCTTTTTGGCTTTGCTTTGTTGGCTTTGGTGAGTTCGGAGATGTTTTTGGAGACGGCTTTGGAGACTGCTTTTTTCCCATAACCTTTGGCTTTAGTGAGTGGCATAGCGTGGTGGTTTATAGGTTCAAAGTTATGCGATGACCGTCAGGATTTGGTAGTATTCAAAGAAGTATTCGGTGCGCTCCTTCAGTCCGTGCGTCCCTCCATTCACCTTGAGCGTGACCTTTTCTACGACCTCTTCGGTTGCTCCGAGGTCGGCCACCGCGTTGATTTTCCTGCTATTCCAATAGAACCCGGCAGAGAGCATCGCGTACCTGGAAGACACCAAGTCGGGGTTGTCAAGGAGGTCTTCGGGGACGATTTTATCAAGTTCGGCATAGTTGGCCTTCCCGGTGGTTTGGATGTAACCACGGCCCCTAAACTTCCATCCATCGGTGATTTCCGCATTGCCCAAGCGACCGCCATAGACCTTGTTGGCTATGGCTTCGGGGTTGCGAGCGTACAGTTTAGCCGTTCGTTCGTTGAAATGCCTCTTGAAGGTCTTTAGAAGCCCTTGAGCGGAGTAGTTTAGGTTCTCCCGCGTTACAAGGAATCGGCCCGATTCGTGGGCGCATTGGGCAAGGAAATGAGCGAGGCGAAGGGGGGTGTTTATGCTGTACCTATCCTGCACATCGCTGAGTTGGTCTAAGACGTGCCGGGGGATGGATGGGTAGAGGCCATCAAGATTCATCGTCCACCTTCTTATGGAGGCGTTCGCTGAGTGTTTCCACGAGCCTTAGACCGCTGAATCCTACGATGAAGGCCATTGCAAACTTGGCTGATTCAAGTTCAACGCCAAGGAAGTTCACGGCAAGGGGGGTGATGTAGTTGGCAGACAATGTTCCTGCGAGGATGGAGAACATTTGGGTGCGAATGGACGCGCCCTTTTGCTTTCCAACGAGGAGGAGGCTTCCGAAGAAACCGCCTACGGACATCCCGACATTAATGCCGAGTTCCATCATCATCTGCTTGAGTGACATTATAGGTACGAGTTAAGGGTTGCGATGAATCCTGCGAGGGTGTTGTTTGGTGCAGGGAGCGATGCGACATCCGTGCTTGTGACGGACATAGACTCGTCAAGGCTACCAGATAGGTAGATTCTGACCCTTGACACACCAAAGGTGCTATCAAGTTGGGTAGCGTTGATATCCCTGTAATTGAGGAAATACTGCCTTCCGTCCGAGTAGGTCAGCGTGAGCTGCGTCCCAAGGAATGATGCGGTGGTTAAGGATGGTAGTGCCATAGTGCGACAAATTTAGTGAGAGATGGTGGTTTATGGTGCGGTGAGAGTGGCGAGGGAGAGAACTCCGGGTGCTGCCGTGTTGGGGATGCGGTTGGGGTGGAGTTCAAAGGCACGGACTCGCATAATTGCAGAGGCAGCGTTTATTGTTGGTAAGTTAATGAAATTTGAAAAAGCGATTGCAGTCAAAGCGTTTGCGGGAGTTCTTGAAGTTGTCCCCGAAGCCAAAAGATTGCCGTTCGCATAGGCTGCATAATTGCCGTTTGCATAGGCTATTGCCCCTTTTATGACCGTTCCGCTAAGAGCGACATTTTGACTTATTAAAGGTGTTCCGTTTACTCTAAATTCAAAGAAACAATTTACGCCTGACTTTCCAATCACAATGGAATCGGACGCATTATTGCCAACATATAAAAAGTTCTGCCCCGTCCCTGCCGCATCTGCCTGCATCTCCAAATAAACCGTCCCCTCGGTCTGCCCTATCAACGCAGTCGCAGTTGTATCTGAGATTAAATCCCCACTCCGCGTGACTGCCGCGGTGGTGGTGGGGATGTAGGAGGTGGGGACGGAACTTGTTTCCATTTGAGCTCCCCACGCAAAAAAATTCCTTGCAATACTTATGCCAACTACGGGCCTAAAAATACCACTTGCATTAGCCCCCGCAGAACCCGTGGTAAAGGTCATTGAAATCCTATACCATCCATTGCCGTAGTTTTCAACACGACCCGTTGCAGTTCCCGAAAAACCCGTCCCCGCAGTTCCTGTCAAATTGTAACTTGCAGTCCCTGCCGCAAGGTCAATGGTGGCTATGGCGTTTAAGTTGTTGGGCGCAATGTTTTCATTTGTGTAACGCATCTCAAATGTCTGCCCCGCAGTCAAAGCCTTGTTTTTGTAAAAACAAGAAATCGTGTATGTGGTGTTGTTGGCGCAAGCAATGGTTTGCCGTAAATTACTGAAACCCGTATTGCTTATCGTTACATCAAAAGCATTTTGCGTACCATCGGGGCTATTGGTTAAGGCGGTGCTTACGGCTGACACACCCGCTGCAATCCAAGGGGAGGTGCTAAATCCTTGACTTTGGAAGCAATCATTTCTCGCACTCGGCTCCACAAGCAACGCAGGGCAGCCATTCACCGCACCACCCAACGGATAGTCAAGGCGAGGCACATTGTCCAACACGGTCTCAATCAACCCGTCCTTGTTAATCCTCGTGGAGCGATTCGCAACGGTCGTGGTGCGTTGTACGGTGAAATCACCCGCTCCGCTTTCGGGTATCTGCGAATAAAGCGTCCCTGCCTTGTAGAGGTAAGGGATGTTTAAGAGAGAAGGAGTGGACATAGGTTATTGCGTGAGAGATTGGAGGGAGAGAGGGCCGGTATTGGGCAGGCGGGTGGGGTAGAGGGCCACGGCACGGATTTTTGTGAATCCTGCATTCGTAAACCAACTCGGTGTAAGGCTAACCAAACTTAATGCTGAAGAAAATATGAAACTACTTGCAGATGTTTGCGCTGTACCTGCATTAATAACCATCGCTGAATCTCCCGCTTTATAGGCAAGTGCAATTTTTACAAACCCGTTAGTTGCAACGGCATTGGCTATAGTAAAAATCGTTGAACTATTTGCGTAAAGACGAGCATTAACGATGTTAGAACTGTTTTTGTAAAAAATTATTGAATTTCCTGTCCCTGTGTTAAGCGAAAAAATGTCCCGATTTAAAGGGTCTTGTTCAACCTCAAGATAAATCGTCCCCTCCGTCTGCCCAATCAAACTGCTCACGCCCGTCTTGCTTACGGCCTCTGCTCCACGGGTTATGGGGGCGGTGGTTGTGGGGATGTAAGAGGTGGCTATGGAGCTTGCTTCAAGTTGTGCGCCCCATACGAGAACCCCGTTGATTCCATTGGTGTCTGCTCCAGCGTTTACCTTACGAACGACCGCAACGGATGAACCACTTATTGCACTTGTTACTTGACCCGTAACACGAATCCGATACCATCCGTTGCCGTAATTCTCAACCGCCTTGGAAGTTACAGAGCCGTTTCCGACAATGTAATCCGTTAAGGTAAAATTAGACAAATTGATTTCAACGCCCCAACGATTAGCCCCCGTTCCAGTGCCTCCGTCCGAAATGTAAAGCCAAACGGATGTGAGTGAGTTTGTTGGGGTCTTAATGAAGCAACTAAACGAATAAGTGGTTGCATTGCTTAGAGTTCCACAAGCCACTTCGCCTCGGCCTGTTGTGCCAGAGTTAGGTATAAAAAGCCCAGCGGTTTGAGTGTTGCTTGGCGATATGGCTGCGTTGCCCGAACTTGCACTTGCGTTTGTAAACGCCCAATTTTGGAAAGTTTGACTTTGCAAGCAGGTGTTCTGCGCACTCGGCTCAACGAGCAACGCAGGACACCCTGCCGTAATGCCTCCCAAAGGATAATCCAAACGAGGCACATTGTCTGCAACGGTCTCAATAAGACCCGCAGCATTGACCCTCGTAGCAGAGTTGCTCGCAGAACGAGTAACGACAAAATCACCCAAACCCGAATCGGGGATTTGAGAGTATAACTTGCTTGTCTTAAAGCGATAGGGAACGCAAAGAAGAGATGGATTGGACATCAGGTGTTCGGGTTCAAAGGTGAAAATCTCGCAAGAAGGCAGTTGTATGCGCTGACCTCCTTAGCAGTCGCTAAGTCAGTATCGCAACGAAGGTTGAAGTACCAAAAGTCAGCGTAGTCCTCGTCAGCAGTCGGGACAAGCGGTGGGCCAGACATCCGATAACGGAAGCCCCGACCACAAGAACTCTCCAACTCAGGAGCAAACGCTCCATTCGCTTTAGCACGGGCCAAAAAGTTCGCCCATATCTCAAACCAAAAGAGTTGGTTCGTCATCACGCCCTGCAACGAAGCAAGGAACGCAGCAGCACTACTGCCCAAAGCAACCAAATCCGTGTTCTTCACGGACAAGGTTTCGCTGACCTGGCCCTGCGTGTAAAGGACAATCGTCAAGTCCCCGGAAGTAGGGTCGGACTCGTATGCAATAATGTGGGCATACGGCACATAGAAGGTCTGCGAGTTGACATAAACAAGGGTCAGGAAACGAGTCCCGAAGGTGAAGGAGGAAAGTCTGCCAAGTGCCATTAGACGCTCATTAAAGAAAGTTGGCCGTTCAAAAGGGTGATTTGGGTCATATTTGTTTCCTGCTCAATCCATATCTCGTAGTAAGCAGCACCCGAAGCAAACAACTCCAAACAAACCGAGTGAGGGTCGGAAGAGTGAAGGTGAACCGATGCCCTCGTAGAGACATCTATCACGCCATTCTTCGCGATGTAGAAGTAATACTCACGGCCATTTGAACCGGTGAAGTTCAACGAAGCACTCACCCGGTAAGGCAACCCCGCCAAGCCCGTCCATTGAACTTTGGGGCTTGTTTCCGAACTCACATTGTAAGGCGTACTCACAACGCTCGCCATCGCATAAGTCAGTTTCTCAGGCGTATTGCCTGCCGCAGGAGTGAATGGTGCGCTTGCGCTCGTAGAAAGGCTCACGCATCCCCTCTCCCGAAGCAATGCAACGGAATCCGAGAAGTCTTCAAACAAAGTGCCGACCCTTGTAGCGGTATTCTGCAAAGCACCCGTCTCGTCCCTCACCACAACCGAGGACGCATCCAAATTTATCCGTGTCTTAACAGCCATATTCGTTTGATTTTAAGTTCAAAGATAAAGTTTGAGCGACCTAATTAAAGGTTTGGTCAAAAGTCGGGTCAAAGATTCGGGCCGAAGGCGTAGGCGTAGGGACGCAAGGCTCCTCGGTGTTCAAACAAGACGCATCACCCACAACCTCAACCTCCAAGTCAAGCGTAATGATATAGAGGTTCGTGTCCCAAGCAATCTTCGCCCCCTCAAACTCGCTCTCCAGGTTCTCCTTAATGGAATACCCGGAACTCACACCCAACACATCAACACTCACCGCACCGACAGTCTGCGCCAAAGCCTCGTAGAGGCCCGTAATCTTGCTCTGGACGAGCGAACTCACCTCGTAGGGTCTCTTACCCTTCCTGCGACCGATAATCACAAGGCGCAAGGGATAAATGATTCTCAGCAGGTCTTGGCATCCGATAAAGTTGTTCTCCTCCGTGACCTCGGCTCGCTCCCGGCCATTGTAGCGAATGAAGGCAATGCCCTCGTTCCAATCGTAATCGTCCACAACGTGCTTGTAGTTTCCGTTGGAGCAGTAAACCGCAGGGATGATCTTGCCGTCCCGGTCGGGCAACAACTCCGCAAAGCCCGTATGCCGAACGAGTTTGTAGGCGTTCAGCCGGGCGAATATCTCGTCAATGACTTGGGTTACTATCATTTGAATACTTTAGCGAAAAAGGTTCGGGTCAATAAATCAACGAAATACTGCTTTTCGGGGGCAGACAACCCAAAGATAGTCCCCCTACGAGCCTCGTTCTCAACGACTTTCTCCTTATTTTCAGCAGTCAAGACATTGAAGGAGATGGATGTGGTCTTCCCGGTAACTCTACGAGTGGGCTTGCTGAACTCGCTCTTCAAATCACCGCTGAATTTCATATCAATGAACGCAACCTGCAAACCCTTCTTGCGCCTCTTTTCCTTGTACTTGTCGCTTGCGTAATTGCCAATCTTGCCCAAATCGGGTTTCAAGCCTTTCTCAAAGATGCGGGGCAGTACCTGGTCGCTATGGGTTGCAGGCGCAGACTCGTCCAAGGCAGCGACCAAATTGCTCTTCAGAGAAGAACTCTGCCCTTGAATCTTCGTGATATATTCATCAAGTGTCACGGTATGAAGGAGGCTTGCCGAACCCGTTGCCTACAAGAAAAGCAACCATTCTCCGGCAAGGACGCTTGCTCAAAGTAGCGTTGCATATATTGGTCGTATTGAGCCTGATAGTAATTGCCCAACTCTTGATTCATATCCCGGTTGAACACAATCACCCCATTCAGCCTCTTGGAGAACTCCATCTCCTTCAACAATAGCATCCCGGTCTTGTAAAGCAATGGATAGCCGAGTTGTGAAATGTGAGCGCAGAGCAAAGACTCAAAACTGCAAGCGACATTGTACTGAACACTCAGACCGCCCGTGAACGCCCCACCGCTGATATTGCTATCCAACAAAGGCGCACTCGTTGGTATCTCAATGGCCCTCTCAAGCATATTCTCAGTCCATCCATAGCCCCGACCGCATCCACCGCATCCATAGGTCGGATAAAGACCCGTTTGGAAGGAGGCCACCGATGTGGCATTGTAAAGCACGGCCAAATTCAACATCTGACCGTTGGATTGGTAGGTCTTGTTCACCACCAAACGAGCCACCGAATTAGCCACCGCATTCACGCTGAAAGTGTCCAAGGTCGCACCCGTCCTCAAGTCAACCACACGAACCGGGACAACGCCCGTAGCAGGAAGCAGAAGGCTGATGGAAGAGATGGTCACGGAGATGTAATCCACCTGCCGATAACGCATCCCAATGCCCCTCCAAACCGCTGCGGCAGGGAGAGGCTGAACGGACTCCGAATAGAAGCCCAAATCGCCATTGAAAGCCGATGTGGTGTAATTCCAACGGCTCTGCAAGTAGGCCAAAGACTCGGCCTTCAGCATATTGGCCGCTTGGTCAATCTTGCGCTGAATCAAGGTGTAGGCGGTCTTGTCCTCCTCATTAACCCCCGAATCAAGGTCGGCAAGGCTAATGCCGGTCAAATCATTGATGTAGAGGCCGCTGATAGGCTCCGTACCTGGGTCGCAAAGACCGCGTATGCCGATGACATTATTCCAACAACTCATAAGGCAAAGTTACTAAAAATCAATGGCACAAGGTACAAAAAGAAAAGGGGATGCTTTCGCACCCCCTTCCCAAACTAAACCCAATCAGAGATTAGTTGCTCACCACGCCTTCAAAGACGTAGTTGACACCGCGAAGCTGGTCGTTCAAGAAGAACACATCAGAAGGCAATGTAACGAACTTGTAGGAGAGTCCCATAAAGAACTTCCATTGGTTACAATCCAACTGAGCATAGTAGTCAAACTCAAGCCCGGTTTCAGGGTCAGAAATCGTACCCTTTTTGATGGACTCATCGTCAATGACACGGATGCCGGTAGCACCACGGAAGGCATTGTAACGAATCATCTGCACACCGCCTGGAGCGAGGAACGAGAATCCGTTGGGATTGCCTTGGGCAGTACCAAGGCGAGGCTCAAAGAAGAAGTAGGACTGAGCGTCCGAGTTCATCATTTGCTGTAGGTCAACATTGACCGTTGCGCAGCAATGAGACTTCAACGCAGTCATATACTTCTGCACGAGTTCACCACCGAGGATGATGGGGCGATCCCAAGCCTCAGCGAGTTGGTATTGGTAAACCACATCGGACAAGAAGTCATCCAAGAAAACGCCTGTGGAGGTGTTTTTGGTCTTGGTGGTCAACAAGGTGCGAGCCACGTTAACGGTAGAACCTGGGTCGGAAGAGAACAAGCCATTGTTGGTGGCAATGAACGTAACCGCCTCTTGGTTGATGTACCGCTTAATGGCTTGCATATGCATAGCCAACTGCCGGGCGATGTAGGTCTCGTCATTTTCACAACGAGGGGCCAAATCGTCCAAGCCGATAGACCACCTGCGAGAAGCACCGGTGTTTGGGTCAATGTTGTAAACCCGTGAGGTTTCACCAAACTCTGGCCCCGCAGCACAGTTCAAGGCCGCAGAGGTAGAGGTGTTGGAATCAGTCATTCGGGGCTGATACACAACTTCCACCTGGCGGTAATGACCGTTCTTGGTGTCAATTTGGTTCTGAAGAATACCCGATTCGTTCATAGGGCTTGTGACCGCACGAAGGGTATTGATGTGGCCGGGGAACATCGTTGGATCGGCATTGAAGTAGCCTGCGTCCAACCGCTCCTGAATGTTCGGACACGATACGAAGGATGAAAAAGCGTATGACATTTTTTTGGAATGAAAAAAGGATTTGTCGGCTATTTCTTGCCAAGCCAGGCACTATGGGGCTTATTGTCCCCCCGACACATCATCGTGCGTTTAATTCTTCTCTATGCTTCACGGCCCTTGGGTGCAAGAACCGCTCTCCACGAGTGCCTTCTTTGTCGGAGGTTGAAGTCCGAATCGGCTCTTTGCCTTGCTTCCCGGCTTCTCCTGCCTTTTTGAGCATTTGAGCCTTGTCAGCCTCGGTGCGAACCAACTCTTCAGGTGTCAAATAGCCCGTGCCTTTCTCGTTCTTGATTTGGCTTCCGTTCTTATCCGTCACCACCAACTTCCCATCCGATAACGCAAAGATATAACGCTCGTTCAATTCTAAGTCAAAGCCCTTCCTTGCGAACTGATTGACCGAATCGCTCCACGCAAGGGATGACTTAATCTTCATCACTTCTTGGTTAACGATGTAGTTGTCAATGGCCTTCTGCGACTCAACCTCCTTCTGCTCCAACTTCTGCGTCAACTCACCGGCCAAGGTTTCGTACTCACCCTTCTGCCTCTTCAACTCAGCAAGCTGGGCCTTGTAAGCCTCATCGTCCTTCCCGGTGTTCTTGGCCTGCTCCTTCAACTCCTCCATTTGGGCGGTCATACGCTGCTGCGCAACCTCAAACAGGTCGGAGAGTTTCTTGCCCTTCACATCGTCCTCGGTCAAGTTGAAAGACCTCTTGAACTTGGTCTCAAGGCTGCCGAGGGTCTTCCCGGTAACGCGATTGCGGATGTCCTCATCGTCAACGGCAACCTCACGGGACACATACTTCTTCGCAAGTTCTTCCTTGAACTCGTCAAGGGATGCAAACTCTTTCTCTTGGTCAAACAGCCATTTAGCCATCTCTTTGGAATCTACGCTCATTTTCTACGGGTTTTAGTGGTTGGTGCTTCTTCGGTTGGTACTTCTTGGGGCAGAGGCTCTTCTTCAAACGCTTCCTCGTCTGGGACTTCTGGGGTTTGCTCCATCATCTCGGAGGTGGTCAATGGGGCTACGACTTGGGGTTCTTCCTGGCGAAGCATCGGCCTGCGTTTGGGCATCTGCTCAACGATGTCGTGGTGAACCGAACTTGGAGTGGTGGTCAATGCGCTGTCATCAAGAATGCGCATACCGTACTTCTTCAAGAACTCGGTGTTTCTTGCCACATCAATGGTGACTTTGATTTGCTCGCCATCGGCTCTCAGCACGGGAACAACTCTGCCTGTGATTCTTTCATTCATAGATTTAAGGATTTATGGTTAAGGGTTTGTGGTGCAAATATAAACAAAAATGGGCATTCAAACTTGCGGAACAAGCCAATGCCTACAACGATAGCCTCCCAAATAAATGAAAATGGTGGCTTCGTCCGTGCCGGGAATCTTACCCTTCCAATCGCCCAACCTTCCCCACGAACGAATCATCCCCTCATCAAAAACCTTGCCATCCCTTGACACGCAGAATGGCCTTGAATCGTTCACCAATCCCCCGGCATACTTGAACTTCTTAATGCCCAAAGCCTTGCCCAAAGCGTAGGTGAAGGAACGGTCAATCACCGCAAACATCGTGTCAGCAGTCAAGACCGCCATATTGAACAAACGACCCTTTTTGTCAGGGCCACCGCCCACCATTATCTCGGTAATCCCTCCCTCCAAAAGCGACCGGGCCGAACCCGAAGCAATGGACGCAAGGATAAAGTTTCGGATATAAGCGTATAGGTTCGTCTCAAGGTTGGTCAAATCGTCAAACATAGACCGCATCTGCTCCTCGTAACCGACCTCCGAAGCCGAGTTCACATCAAAGCCCAACTTATCGTAATACTGCTTGGTCAAGTCGGCCTGCGTGTCAATCTTCTTTGCCAAGAATACCAACGCATCGTAATAACTGCTCCGCGATACGGCATCCTTAAATTCGGCCATCAGAGCCTCTACACGAGCGTAATTGTCGGTGGTGGATAGGAGATTGCCTTCGGTGTCGTAGGAGAGCCTGGAGAGCATTAAAAGGAGCAAAGCGAGCAGTTCATCCTGCGACTTGTCCACCTTCTTTCCAAACTCTTCTCCAATCGTGTCCAAGCCTTCCTGCTTGGAGGCTGCAATCTCTTCTAAAGTCATTGGTTAGGGTTAGGTTTCGTCCTCGTCTTCCTCGTCATCATCGTCCTCAGCAGGGGCAGGGACGGCAGTACGAGCATTCATCACGCTCTGCGGAGTCATCGTTCTGGGGGCTTCTTCAGCCGGAACAAGCGTCTTCGCAAGGGTTGCAAGGGCATCCTTCTGCTCTTCCAGGGTGAGTTCAAAGAAGTTCTCGTTTTGGGCAATCGCAGTCTTAATCAGCGACTCCAACTCAAAGTGCAGAATGGCCTTCCATTTGGGGACAAGCCCGGTAGAAACCAATGCCAAGACATCCTTCGTTTCCAGGTTGAACAAGGGGTCGGCCTGCACCGCCAACTTCATAATCGCTGATTTCTCCTCTTGAATGGGGAATCGGGTGTCCAAATACTGCTGTGCCAACATCGCCTTGCTGAAGGTCGGAGCCTTCTCAATCTCGGCAGTCAACTCGGCATCGGTGCGCATCTCAAAGTTCTGCGGATAGCGAATCGCAGGCATCGCAAAGTCTGCGCCATACCGCATCTCGCCAATCGTCTTGATAGCGAACTCAAAGTCGTGGAAGACCGTGTTGGCAAAGCGGAGCAGAAAGGAATACAGCTCCTCCCGGTCAATCGCCTTACCTGTGGCGGTCTCACGGCCCGAAATCTTCTCGTTGTTCATTACATCAATGGACAACAACTCAAAGGCCATCTGAATGTTGGTAATGACCTGCTTGTTCAAGAACTCAAGGATCTGCGGATCCAACTCAATGAACCCGGCAGGGGGGATGTTCACCTTCGTCTCTACCTCGGTGGTAAACCGGTTCGGGGTCTGCACTTGATAGACCGACATCGGCCCGAACATCCGCTTCGTACCAGAACCACCGCAGTTAGAACAAGCAATCGCCACCTTCTCCTCAAAGCCCAATGCTTCCTCAGTCTGCCCCGAACCATTGCATCTGTCGCACTCGTCCACATACTCCCACTTCTGCAAGAAGGCGTGGCTGTACTTGGACATCTGCAAGGTGCTGAAATCGCACACGGCTTGGTCAAGAGCCGGGATAGCCGGGGTGTAGAAGGATTGGAAGTAGTAATCGCCTTGCTCCTGCACCGAAATACCGCCCAAACGAGTGCAGGGCAGCTTGCCCATATCGTGCTTGTAGTAAAGCTCAATCTCAAAGGTGTAGTCGGCCTTCTTGCCCACCTGCTTGGCTATCTGAATCTCGTTCTTGTCAAAGATGAAGAACACAAGGCCATCGTCCGTTTTGGTACGGCCATTCTCCACCTCCGAGCCGTAGTCGGCCTTAATGATGGCGTACTCGTTCTCCTTCCAAGCCCAAACGCGCTTGGAGTGAAAGCAATGGGCCACCGGGGTGGTTTCAACGGTGTCGTTGAATGTGCCGTCCTCAAAGTATTGCAGGTTGGCAGGCATAATCGCCAAGACCGCGTTGGGGTCGGTCAAGGTCATAAAGCTCACAATCTGCTGAAAGTAGTTCTCCAAAGAACCAAAACGAGGGTAGTCCTCGGTGAAATAACGCTCCTCGGAAGCGTCATCAAAGCGCATCTCGTAGTTCTGCCGGTTCCAAACGCGCCCGGCAATGTTCACGGCCTTATGGAAGTAAGGCACGGTGATAGGCTTGTAGATGTTCTTGCGATAGTTGAACTCGTGGGGAAGCTCGTTGGGAGCCTTCTCCTTGAACAACTTTTCCGGGAAAGCATCGTAGTCGGAGTGAATACGAAGCCTCATCTCCATTTCTACGCAGGCCCGGTAGGTCGGGTAGAAGTCAGGGATGTAGAATTTGTCAGACTTCTTCTTCACCTCGTACTTCTTGTACTCGGTAATGATGTGGTCTAACAAGGGTTTGACCTGTTCAGTTGTCATAGCTATCGCTTTTTACCGCCTCTGCATTTGCACATTGGGAATGGTTTTGTCCTCAAAATTAAGGTATAATTCGGGATTTGCGAATGCCAATAAACGCCAGCGAATTAATGAATCAAGGTGTAAACATCGTCATGCCCAATGCTTCTGTGGAAGCGATAGCCCTTCCTACTCAAGAAAGACTCAATCTTCTCCCTTGATTCATAGCCGACCTCGTACTCTGAACCCTCCGTGTCAAGGGAGCAAAAGTCAAATTGATAGAGTTCGCATTCGTCCAATATGTCCTGGACCGTTCTAACAGACACGGTGACATCTACGACTTGGGCATTTGACTCATTGGCTTCCCTGTGAATCCTGTCAAGATGCTTTTCGTGTAAGCTTTGCTTTAGACCCGAAATCATATTCAGGCCGTGATATCCCCCCAATATCTTCGTGAATTGAGCCGTGCCAAAGTAATTGGAAACCGCCACATTAAAAAAGTCATTCTTGTCGCTGCGATTGGCCACCAATTTAGCGTATTCCTCCTCCATAGGCTCAATCAAAACGCCCGTCCAACCTCTTTGAACCTCAAAGAAATAGCTATTTGAAAGGTCAACCCCATTGTGGCTTCCTATATCCAAATAGCGGCCATTGCGCTTTCCGCCAAGAAAATTGTCAACGAACTCGTCCTGCCCTACCTGTGAGTGATACATTGCTAACTATTTATGATGGTTTGTTTAATCTTTGAGTAAATCGTGTATTCATTCGCATATTTACGAACCCAATCGTTCATTTGGGGCAGAAGGGAGTCGTAATTCACCGAAGATACGATGTGTTCAATCTCAGCCTTTGCGAAGGATGCGTTGCGATAAGATTCAAGGCGAATGGCGAAAGGGATATGTTCGTGGATATTCCTCGCACCCACATAAATAGGGATGGTTCTACATAGAACAGCGTCAATAATCTTGTCGGATATGTAATCATCCCAAATGCTGTTCTCCATACACACCGAGAGCTTGTAAGGAATCAAGCCATCGGCCTTGTTGCCAAGACTCCCCTTGCATCCAGGCACATCCAAATCCCTCCCATAAACATCAACCCATCCGCAAGTCGCAAGTGCCTTTGCCATATTGTGTCTAAACGAGTAAAATCCGTGGGAGAAATTGCTCGTCACCATGCTTATGACTCTTCGCTTATTTTGCTTATCAAGACCGTCCAGATAATCGGTCAAATTGCCCTCCATCTGATAAAGCATCCCGCAAGGGAAACCAACGATATTGCCGTCTATGTTGTAGGCGTGAGGCTCCGTGCAGGTGTAAACAACGGAGCAGTATTTGCCAATCTCTTTGTCAAAAAACGATGAAATGGGCGGTTCTTGGATGAAGCCTATGACTCTCTCTTTCGGCACGAGAATCTCCTCATTGACTTTGTTATTAAAAATAAAAAGCCATTCGTATGAGTCATCATCAACAAACTCAATGCCATCAGATTCGCTATAAAGAGATTGCTGAATGATTATTTTAGACAGGGACGCTGAATCCGTCCAATTACAAATTGCCTTTACCTTAATGCTCACTTTTCGCTTTGTTTAATGGTTAACCCTGTATAATATCTCTTCAGCAACTATAAATCGCTCACACAAGGATTGAAGTCTGTTTACCATATCAAAGTCCTCGCCATTCCTATTGCTGTCAAACAAAATCGGGAAGTCCTTTCTTTTGTAGCAAAAGGATATTCCGACATTTGAGAAATACATACGAGAATCTTCCACCCTTGGTATAACGGACCCGTCAATGTATCTCATTCTAAAAACAACGGCATCATGCCCTTCGTACTTGTTAAGCAAGACATCAACATAAGACTCGTCCAGGCTATCATCGTCATCAAGAAACCCAACCCATTCCGTATCAACGGCCTTTATGCCAAAATTGCGAACAAGGCCAGCCATTCCGTGAACATCGTCCCTTGTGCCTGTTTTCTCAACCTTTAAGCACCTAACCCTTTCATCGTTAAAAGAAGGGCCATCAACGCCATCATACACAATAACGCATTCCCAATTAGGATTGCTTTGCCGTATCAAAGAATCAATGGCCCGGTGAATTGTGGGCCTGTTTACGGATGGAATCACAAAAGTTATGCCTTTCTTAACGCTCATTATCGCAAGTATTTTCTGGTTATGTATTCCATTTCATCCATAGGCGTTTTACCGTCAATTCGCCACTTATGCGAAGTTATTGGGTTTTTGTGCCTCATTTCGTAATCGCAACAAAGCCAAGGTTGCTCACCATACAAATGCGCCCATAGATAATCAAGCCCCCATCCCGACTTGGACTCCTTCATATAGGGAGCCACGACATCATAAAAGTCCCTCTTGAATACAGGAACCATAATCTCAACGAAAGGAACCCGATGCCATCCCTGCCGTTTGCGCTTAAAAAGAAATTCGTGTGAGCCGTAAGAATCATCCGAAAGGCTTAATTGAAAGAACTTTCCGGGAGAATTATCTATGGCACGCCTTAAATCAAAATAGTTAAGAGCCACATCGTGAGGCTGATACACAACCCATTCAGCAGAAGGCTCTGGCTTGTAATAGTCCATAAACTCGCCATAGCCACGAGTTATGCCTATGTATGGCGAATGATACACATGAATCCCACATACCTCAAAGACATTTGAATCGCCATGCTCATTGGCCTTAATGACCTGAATCATGCGATAGAGCTTTGAAAGTTGTTCTTCATTGTCAAAAGATTGCCGTTGCTGGTCACATGGATGTTTTTTTTGCGATAAAACATTACCCTTTCTTCATCGCTGTGTTGAATAGAGTCAAGGCCGTTGTGAAATGCTGTTTGTTGCCTGCCTATCCGCTCAAGCCTTTCGTAAAACTCAACATCTTCATATCCCCACCCATTTGCTAACTCGTTATATCCACGCACAGCGAAAAAGTCATCCCTCCAAACCATACAACTGCCAGAAGCCCCTGCCCCAAGATTCATGTTGCCATTAGCCCATCCGCAAAGAAAATTGCCCGGATTCAGCACTTTGCCTTTATGATAGTTTATGAAGACATTGTTGGTCATAATGGTATCGGCATCCACGAACAAAATCACGTCCGTTTTTTCGGATATAGCCATAGCCCCTATGTTCCGGGCTTTGCTTAAATTGAAAAAGGGGTCATCATTGTTGGCCCTTACCGCTCTAACCCTTGGGTCGCAAAGGGATTCAACATAGGAAAAGCAATCGTTTGGGTCATTATAGTCAACCACTATAATCTCATAATTGCCTCCTTCTTGAGCCATCCATCCAGGCAATGTCTGTCTTAAATGATGAAGCCTGCCCTTGCAGGTCGTAATCACCGAGATAAATCCGCTCATTTCCATCTTATCATCACATTTTGCTTTCCTGCGTGCTTTTGCCTTACAAGGCTGTGCCACTTGTATTGGTGCGTTAATCCGAATCTCGCATGATACTCTCCAAGCAGGGCGCAAGAATGCTCCCAAGCAGAATCGTGGGAGAACCCAGGGCCACCAAATAGTCCCAAGACATAATAGTTCTCCATCATCCAAGGAATAATCTTGGGCGATAAAGCGTTTCGGTATTGGAAGTAAACGGGATTCACGCCACAAAAGGGGTCAATCTTGTATTGGGCGCAAGCGATGTTGAAGGCAAGTTCATCGGGGTAAGTGCCTCCCCAAGGCATTTTAAGCCTATCTATCGGTATGCCATTGTCAATGTTGTCCCTTACTTGCTCAAAGAACTCCGTGAGCTTCTCGCCCTTGCGAAGGAACATAAACGAACTGTTTATGGCCACAACCTCGGCATCATCGTCAAGCTTGTGGAACTCCCAAATGGTATCAAGGGTAGCCCATTGCATCGCAGGGAAATCGGCTCCATCCCTTTTTAGGTTGCCCTTGGGCGTTCCTCCCTTTGGGTCATCCCAAGATGTTACCTGGGAATAGAAATATCCGCTCTCTGGCAACGCAAGGAGCATATCAATCAGCGGTTGCAAGGATTTGAGCGCAACGCCATCCGTGTCAAAGTATAGGTTGTTGTCAAAGGCCATATACTTGTCCATCCTCGTCTTGGCCCTGCCTGGGCTGAAACCATAGCCCGAATACAAGTCATCTTGCTCAATGATGGTGATAATGTCAAAGACCCAATAATTGTGGGGAATCAACATATCCCTTTTGTCGCATATCAACTGAATGGGGAGGTCTCTATCAAATGCCTTCACCGATATTGCGAAGTTGTAGGCCATTTCGTGATAAGCTGACTTTCCAAAAGCCATAATCACTATCCCTGTGGTTTTTTCACTCATCTGTGCAAAGGTAAAAAAAAATCCCCGACCAAAGGCCGAGGATTCAAAAAAACCAAACCGAAACTTATGCTCCGAAGATAGCGTCTGCGTTGGAAGGCGCAGTGATTTTCTTGGGTAATTGGTCTGGGCCGAGCGAAGCACGGGCCGTACAGTTGAACATCTGAAGCTCCTTGTTGGAAGCAGGGACATTAACCGGCAGGCACACATAATTCACGGGCTGGGTGATGAACATCACCTCATTGGAACCACACAGGTACAGAATCAAACCCGTTACACGCTTGTTGAGTGCGCTATAAAAGGCAATGGTTCCATCGGTTGTGTTGGCATCCATCCAGGTAGCGGTAAAGTCAAAGCCCGCTAAAAGGCTCTGAGGGCCGCAACCAACGGGGTTGTCAACGTCAACGGGGGAGGCATCGGGTACCGTTCCACGAACATTCTTGATAATTTTGAGGTCTCCAGCAGCGAGAGCGGCGGTGTATTTTGCCGCAACGCCGAAGTCAGCGTCCGTTGCAAAAGTTCCCCCAGAGCCAAATGCGTCCTCCTCAAGAATACCAATCGCAGAGATACCGCCACGCTTGTAATCCCCACAAAGTACGAGTTCGTGGTCTGGCAAAGCGGAACAGCCGTATTCTAAATAAGCCATTTTGTTAAAAATTAAAGGATTTCAATCTCGTCATTTATTGGCAGACAGGCCACAACGCACGATAGGGCAAAGATAATGGGTTGATAGGAATTATCCTATCTCCTCGCAAGGCTCACAAGTAGTGTCGCAATCCGTTGGATTCACGGGAGTGCCATCGCAACACGGATCCTTCCGCAAGTTCTGCTCCTTCACCTCAATCTCAAGGAATGCCGGGGCAATCGTTCTCGTCCGAATCCAGGTGGGCGAATAGGTCTCCGAGCGGGTGAAGTAGTCGGCCTGTGGCAGGACGCTATCGTTCAAGTTGAAGATGTCGTGTCTGCAAGCCAAGCGGAGGAAGTTGTGGACATACTTGGGCGATAGGTTCACGACCATCTCCATAAACTCCCGGCTCTCCGCGTACACCACGCGCTTCCTTCCCGCGCTATCCTGGTACGAAACCACCTCACCATCAAACTGCGGATTCCTCAGTTCGCCATATATCCGGGTGCGGTGGAAGAAGCCCCCGGTGAACACGCCCGAAGGAGGGTATTGGAAGCCAAAGGCACAAGCCCCCTTCTCGTCTGTGACATCTTGGGACGCAAGAACGCGGATGGTATTGCAAGTGTCCGTGACCCATTTGTAGGTCTCCGTGACGCAATACTGCATCGTGTCGTTGCAGGAATAGTCCTGCGTAATCAAAAGCCTAAAGCAGTCGTACTGCGAATAGGGGGTCAAACTATCGGAGCCAAATCCAAATTGATAGAAGTAGTAGCCTTGGTCGGGCTGAATCGCAGTAAACACCCCGAAGACATAGCTCGTCTTGAAGTTGTTGCTATAATTAACGCTCGTCAAGTGGTCGGATGGCAGAAGGGTCACAGTCGCTCCAGATGCCCGGTTAATCTCAATACCCGTGAGTTTCATCTTCGCCTTGTAAACGCCACCGACAAGCAAAGCGTTAACCCTAATCTCTATGTTTTGAGTGCCGGTAAGGCCGTCCCAAGTAAAATAGAAGGTGTGAGTGCCTGGGCAAGAAATACCCTCGGCATTGCTCACAATCTCCCCGTCAATCAAGATGTCAACATCGCCACAGAACTCACCGTCAACCTCGTCCAATGTAAGGGTAATGGAGTAATGCTGATTCGCAAAAAAGATGGCCGATTGTGTTGCGCTTGCGTACCACGGGGATGTTGCCGGTTCTTCCCCACATCCTCCATCAACAATCAATTCGCAAGGCTCTTCCTCATAAGAAATCCAAGTTTCTTCTTCGTATGGCTCTGACACCGCAAGCCCCCAAGGGCTGCCTTCTTCGCAGAAATCCGAAACGATGCTGTCTGGGCAGAAAATGGCAGGCATCTGCAAGGACAACGATTCGGTGTTGGTTGTGGAAGTCAATATGTTAATCAAGATGGGCTGAGAGTAGTCCCCGGTCTTGCAGTTGGTGCAGTCCTCTTCGTCCACGGAGAAGCAGAAAATCTCCATATCAACAATGGTTATAGTGCTATCCGCACAAGAAATAGAAATATCAAAAACCGATGCGGTGATTGGTATTTGCCACCATCCAGCTGAGGTGATTTCCAAGTCGTTTAGCCCATTAAGCGTGACCGTACATCCATCTAAAACGTCAAACGAGCTAACATTCACCCGAAGAATGGCGTTCTTGCAAGGAGGCTTATTGGAGAAAAAATTAACCGTTGTCTTTGGTGAGCCACCGCCAAACTCAACAGCACCGCCCCCAAGCGTGGCATCGCCATCGTAATATGCCGAATTGGTTGCCCAATCGTCTGGAACCCAATTTTTTGAGTCAAGAGTGCTATCTACGCAGACAATAGGTTGGTTGGGAGTAATCATTCCGTTAGAAGTTCAAAGGTAGTCATTCCTGTTTTAATGTCGTACTCAACGCTTTTTATCCAACCCTTTCGCCCATCGCAAAGGATGTACTTGTATGGGTCGGCTAACAGGATGTTGAGTTCGCTTGGTGTCAAGGGGTACTCAAAGGTGAGTTCGTTTTTGATGTCAATGGTCAAATCGGGTATCGTCCACCAAGGAAAGGTATTGGTCTTTGGAACTGTATTGCCTTCAATGTAGAACCCCTTTCGGGACTTGTTCACGTTATTCCTTGCGACAAAAGGATGCAAGACTGAATAGGCGTTGGTGAAATCAACCGTAAGGCCGTTAATCGTTGGGTTGGTTGAATAGGTCGTTTGAAAAAACGCCACCTTCGTCACATCGCCCGTGGTTGGATGCTCGGTTTCTGCAATGTAAATGGTCTCGGAATTTATAGCTGAAGTCCTCTTGAAGACATCCTCGTATTTCACAATCGCCAAAGATGAAGATGTGGAATAGGATTCATTCGCACAAGAATCAGCCGTGTAGCCTACCGATTGGTGCAGGTAGAAGTCGTTGCCCACATTCAACCCGGTGCTTAAAGCAGAAACCGCAAAGGCATTGTTCCTCTTTATCATCAGGTCTTGAATGTCATTCAGGGCAAAGGCTTGCGTACTGTTCAGCGTTGATGGTTCGGGTTCAAGAGATATTGTGTAAGTGCCATCAAAGTTGTTTTGAGGCTTTATGCTCAAGTTAAAGAGCTTCAATGGGCCTTGAGCAATGTCATTAAAGGACACATTGATATTCTCAGGGCCGCCTCTCAAAATCTCCCCGGATGTCATTATGAAGCCTGTTGCCCCATAGTTTTGGGTCGTGGTCTTCGTTATGTTGTACTCAAAGTCTGCGCCAGAGCCTAAGCCGCCAAGGGTCAAGAAGGTATTGGTGTCGTTGTTCTTGATGGAAACCAACTCAACCGAGTTAACAAGCCAAGGGAACTCAAGGTAAATGTAACCTGGGTCAGTTGCTGGGTTTGGTGGAGCTGCGGAATTGGCCCAAGCCCTCGTTGGCCGGTCTCCTTTGTTTTCACCACCGCCAAAGTAAGTCACCGGGCCACCCGATATGATATTCCAAGTCTTCACTCCCAAGCGTTGAGCCGTGTTGTAAGCAACGACCCAAGGCTGAAGGCCCACCATATCCTCTTCAATAAAGACATCGTTGCCCCAAATGTCGTTTATCTTGACCTTGAAGGTAAATCCCAATACAGGAACCGGGAATAGGCCACCCACATCGTAAATTGTAAACGTCCACCTATCAGCATCGTAATACTTGGTGGTGTCCGTAAGATATGTGCTTACCACATCGCAAGCCCCATCGGTAATGTACTTGCAGATATAGTTCATCAAGTCAAGGATGGAGAACCAACGCAGATTCGCCCTTGGGCCTGGAAGAGTTCCGCTTGTGAATGGTGTCTTTTTGTAAGAACCAACCGATGCCAATGCAACACCCCCATCGGTTAAGGGACTCATACTCTGCCCTCCGTTGATAGGTACTTTCACGTCAGCATAACGGTTAATCCTTCCCATCGGAGAATCGTCCTCAATACTGCAAGTGATTACGCATTTGACCAAATTGATTTCAAGGTCATCCACATAGATTACCCCATAGAATTTGAACCCATCAACGCAGTCCTCAATGATTGAGATGCTAATGGTTTTGCAGGTGTCCTCGGTGTTGTAGTATGCGTAAAGAATGTCGTAGCCATCGCCCCAAAAGGTCACATCCGCAGCAAAGACATTGAATATGCCGGGGTTGGCCGTGTCTCTGTAAATCTGCAACTTTGACTCATCAATCCCCATCGGCTCATTATTCAGCACGATGCTATCAAGCGTAACGGTATAACTCATCGGGTGGTTCTTCGGTTAATGACTTTGTGAGCCGTGCCTCGGTGGTTAATCGCCTTCGCAAGTTCGTCCACGTTCTTAACGGCCACCTTGCGGTTTTGGCGAAGCAGGTTGGCAAGTTCGGCAGTCTGCATCTCAAACGAATTGGAGATGTTTTGGGCAAAGGAATCGGAATCCCTATGGGCTGATATTCCCCCGGTGTACTTCTTCGCCACAAACGCCTCAAACTCTCCATCCCGGATGGCTTGGAGGACGGGCTTGTACCGCTTCGTCTCCTCTGCCGTCATCACCGACTCGCCACGGGACAACCTGGCGGGAATGCTATCGGATGTCTCCGAACCTGGGCCTTTGAGGTCAATCACCCCTTCTTTGAAACCGGGAAACTGTTGAGCAGAAATGGTGGAAATTTGGGTTGCGGTCAATGCCGTGATGAATGGTATTTGCCAATACTGAAAAAGCGCAATAGCCTTCATAATCCCCGATGCGCCATCAATAATAGCCGATATGATTGCGGATTGCCTTTCTTGGTTGAACTGCTTTTTCTTCAACTCCATTGACCTGCGCTCGTATTCTTCTTCACTTATCAACTTTTGGTCAAGCATTTTCTTGAGGTTGTTCTGCTCATTTTCGTAAAGAACAGATTGCCTCTTAGATAACTCGCCATAAAGGTCTCCAACCTGAGACACCATATTCGCGGCTTGGTCAAGGGTTATTGCGGATGCGGCTTTCTCCCCGGCATCTTCAACCTCTTTGAGCTTTTTCTTCAATGCCTCAAGTGTCGGAAAATCCTTCGTCTTGCTCATCTCCTCCTTAATCTTCCTCGCCATATCCTCAAACATCTGGTTTGACCTTGCAATCCTTCTTTGGTACGAATCACCCTCAGTCCTCTCAATAAGGTCGTTGGCTTCTTGGATTACATCAAGAACCCGATCTTGAATCTCTTTTTGGTCTTCAACGTAATCAAAGCCGAGTTTTTTCAGCTCGTTCCTTAGCTTATTGTTTATGAGCTTAATCTTTGAGGCTTTCAATTCCTCTGAGTCGCTTGATATGTTCACTTTGAACTTCTCAATTTCTGCGACCTGAAGGGCTAAATTCCTTTCAGCAATCAACCGGGCTTCCGTGCCTTCCTCGGTAATTTCAACGCCCCTTTGGGCTACCGTTAAGGCTAACTCAAGTTGGTTCTCAGCGAACTTGCGATTCTCTTTATCCAACTTTTCCCACGCCTCTACGCTCGGCACATAAACGCCTTCCTCCACGATGTCGGCCATTTCTGGGGTGAAGGACTGAATCATCTTCTTGGCCTTATTGAGGTCTTTGTCAAGCTTTGCAATGTCAAGGCCCATTTGGTTGGGCGTTTTGGCCTTCTCAAGTTTCACCAAGTCCTTACGGGCCTCAATAACCTTTATCAGCTGCGCATAGTAGGCCGCGGTTCCTTCCGTTGTTTTGAGCAACCGGGTTTCCTCAAGAGCAAGACGCTCTTTGGCCGCTGCAATGGCATCACCTTCCTGCTTTTCGGTTTCTTTATTCTTTATCCGTATCTCTTCCATCCTATCCAAAATCATTTGGTAGGCTTTGCCTTTGATTCGGAGTTGGTCGGTTCCTGCCTTGCCTAAACTAAGGAGATGCTCGGTGTCTTTCAGTTCTGCGGCAGCACTTTTTCTCTTTTCCTCAAGTTGCTCAAGTGTCAATTTGTTAAACTCCGCTTGAGAGGAAGCGGCTTGTTCGTTAAGTTTATTCCGCTGAATAGCAGATATCTCACTCACATCCCCCATATTTTTGTACTCACCAGACAAAGCGTAAATAATCGCTTGTTGTTTTCTTAATTGGTCGCTCAGCACTTTTTCAGTATAAAGTTGCGCAGTCAGCAAATCCTTCACGCCAGGATTGAATATGCCGTTAAGAGCAATAGCAATGCGCTCCAACAAGCTTAATCGTTCGTTGGTGAGTGAAAGATTAAGCAGGTCTATAGCTTCTGTAAGTTCTGTCGTAAAAGAGATGACCGATTGGAAGTTCGCCTCGCCAAGGGCCAACTTGAACCTATCCCACGAGTTCGTCACCCTGGTCAAGGATGCATCCAAAGAACCGGCTTTACCCGCAACCGCAGGAGCAAAGGTTTCCTCCAATACATTCGCCATTTCTGGCAAAATCTCGGCAGAGATAATTTTCCCGTTTTCAAGGAGTTTTGTGAACTCAAGGTTGGTGACTTGTTGGGCAGGGTGAAGGCGGTTGTATGCCTTGGTCATCAAGTCGGATGCGCCAGGCAAGGCTTCACCCAACTGCCTACGCAATTCTTCCGCTGCAACCACGCCCTTGGAGAGCATTTGTTGCAGGGCATAGAAGGATCTTTGGGTTTGAAGCGAGTTTGCCCCTGCTCCGCGTAACGCAATCGCCACCTTAGTAAACATCCCCTCGGACTCTTTGGCCGAGAACCCGGCCATCTTCGCTGCAATCGCAAATCCGGCAAAACCATCGCCAAGCTCTTGGAATCCTATGCCGAGTTTTTGGGAAACATCGTAGAGCCTTTCAAATGCCTCTCGCCCACCGGTAACGCTGCCAAACACGAATGCAAGTCGGTTTTGCATAAGCTCAACCTTCCTCGTTGTATCAATAACAGATGCCCCAAATTGAACTATTGATTGTACGGTAAAGGCCGCAGCCACTTTCCCGGCAATGTTTTGCAGTCCTTTCTCAAAAAGCTGAACCTCTCTTTGCGTTTGACGCATAGAGTTGTTCATTTGGTTTATGCTGTTGTTGGTGGTATTGACCGAGTTGTTGTAGTTGTTTATGACGGTCGTGGACTGATTGAAAGCGTTGTTCGTGGCAGTAACGCTTGAGTTAAGGCCCGACATCGCCCTTTGGGCCGCATTGGCCGCATTGGAAAGTTGCTGATTCTTTGCGATCAGTTCATCAAGCTTCCTCTTGAGGTCATCTACATTCGCATCGTAACTTACCGATATTTTATCAGCCATTGTGGTTTTGTTTAGCCTTGCGTTGCCTTTCCTCTTGGAAGTGCTTGAGCAAAGTTAAGACATCCTCAACCGATGTTTTCATATACTCCTTGTATAGAAAGATATCGCCATCCGCAAGGAAGACGAAGAACTCACGCCAATTTAGGTCGCTGAAGTAGAGTTCCGAGCCGATAGCTCTGACTTCAGGAGTTCCTGGGTCGCTTCCAGCCGGGAGGCCGCCATCTCCCAGAAGATTGTCCAATCTTCTTCTAAATGTGCGATATTGGGAAAGTATTGACTCAGCCCGGCTAAAACGAAAAAATCATACAACTCCTTGCCCTTGTAGGCGTTTTTGAAGGACTCCACCTTCTTCTGCTCAAACTCCGCATTCCACTCACCGGGGTTCTGGTCTTCACGAATCAACACCGCCCCGGCTAACTCCATCATCACCTCCGGGTGAATGAGCATCTCCTTCCTCTTGCGCATCTCCCCGACCAAAAAGCCAATCTGCGCCAGGTTCTTGACCGCTGCGCCCGAAACGGAGGCGTTCAGCGCGTTCTCCATATTCTCCAAGAAGATGTCCAACTCCTCCTTGCTTACCATCCTCTGCAACTGAATCACGAGGTCTTGAATCCGTCCCATCCGCTCAATGGGGATGTCAAAGATGTTCGGGTAGATGTAGAACTTGTGGCCCTCGCAGACCAACGCGAATTTCAGCCCCTTCATTGTGTCGGGCTTGTAGGTTTCGTCCCATACCATTTGGGTCAACTCCTTTTTGAAGAGTTTGTAAGCGATTTTGTGTATCACGATAGTTTGATAAAGATGAAATTAAGAGCCACGCCCATAATCATCACCACGGCCATCTCAAGGGGGTGGAAGCCGAAGAGCGGGGCGGTGAGAAGGTAAAAGATGCCTCCCCAAAACGAAGCCATACACCCCACGCATCCGTACACCGGTTTGTGGAGCATTGGGTACTTGTTCGGGGGGAGAAGGAGTCGCAGTCGCTTTTGCAGACCGTGCAGGAGTTGTTCGTCCTCCATAGAGATGGAGAGCGACACGACCATCAAACTCACGACCACGGCCCTAAAGAAAGTCTCCAAGGCGAAGTAGTCGGTCATACGGGTTTGAAAGAAAACACGATGTGTCTGAATATCAACCCGATAGCAACGAACTCATCGTTGATTTCCAATCCAATGCAATAAGTTTTGTAGCCAAGTGTCAGTCGGGTGAATAATCCGGTTCTGTTGACCCGGATTTCTTCGGGTTTGTAGATGTGCAGTCGTTTGGGTTGTTTTGTCATTGGTTTGGGGGGTTGGGCAGGGTTGGAGGATTCTTCAACGATTTTGAATCGTCTGGAAGGCTTCGGGCCTTTGCGGTCTTTGGATGTCATCATTAGGATAGGCGTTCAAATTGGAAGGAAAAGCAGAACTCTGCATCGGGGTGCAGGTCATTTGTCATTGCGTGGGGGTCGTTGAAGTCGCAGGCATCTTCGTGGTAGATTCTGACCTCGTAGGTGCGATTGGGGCTATAAACGCCCTCGTTGGGAGAAAGGGTGATATCGCCACTCACTCCGGTGGTCAGTTCGTAGGTGGTCTTGGAGTTCAGGCTCACATCGGTGATTACGACCTTGTAGGTGGTGGATGGGTCGGCCTGGGCGAGGGTGATGCTGTCGCAACAGATGTCAAAGGTTCCTACGGATAGGCAATCGGTGCATTCAAGGCAGCTCATAGTTGGTTCGTTTCAGGGATGAAGTTAGGCCCGAACTTGCTGTAACCATTTCGCTTGAGGTGTTTGATGTACCACTCGTTCAGGAAGCTGTTGCAAAGATACCGAAAGCAGTCGGCAAAGTCGGACTGTTGGCTGATAATAAATCGGTTTCGTTTAATAATCGTCCCGCTCGCGTCACACGCCACCATCTTCATATCCCGCGCCATACCGGGGCAGGTCTTCGGGTTCACCTTGATATCGGGGTGGAATTGAAGGAGGTAGTTGCATTGCGCCCGGCTGTTTTCGTGCTTTGGGTTGGGGACAATCCGAATCTGCTTTTGGCTTAGGCCCAAGCCTCTGGCGAGCTGTTCGTAGTAGTTCGCGTTGTCCCTCTGCGACAAATCGCCCCTCTTGCCCATCGCGTCCCCGGTGATTTGGCAGGAGAACAGGAAGGGGGCGTACTTGGCCTTTATCGTATCAACCAT